TTTCAGTTTACGCACGAGGTCGGCAATTTCTCGTTGTGCGGTCTGCAGACCTCGGATCACTCCGCACAACTCTTTGTAGGCGGCAAAGTCGTTTGCCGTACCGCCAACCAAAGCCTCTGAATGACTTTTGACTTGCTCTTCAATCTTCTTGTTGAGCAGATCCAGTACCTGTATTTCCATCAATCTCCTTTACGTCCCGACGTAGGCGCAGTCGGCTTGGATAATGACTGCAGCAGTTTTTGCTGAGCTTTGAAGGCGGCATCAGCACGCTGCTGCTCCATCTTCTGCTCAAACAACTGCTGCTCTTGGCTCATCTCAAGGGCGTGCTTTTGCTGGCTTTGCACCATCTCCTGCTGCGCCTTTGCGGCAGCAATGGCCGGATCTTCTCCAACCCTGCTGGCAACTTCTTGAGCCTTGAGTTGCAATTCCTGTTGCTTGATCGCCAGATCGCCTTGCACCTTCTGCGCCTTGGTCTGAGCCTCCTGCGCACGAATCTGCAGCTCGGCCTGCTGCATCTGGACAATCGGGTCCTGCGCCACTTGCTGGGCCTGCTTTTGCGCAGCCTCGCCTTGGTGCATCTTGGTCAGCTGCTGAGCCGCTTCCGCTGTCAACTTCGACAACTGAACTTCAACCTGCTCAGGCATATCAGTGTTGGGCGCCGGCAAAGTAACGCCAAGTCTCTGCTCAAGCTGCTGACGATATTGGAACGCCACATGCTCTGCAATGTGCGCCATCATTGCCGCTTGAATTTGCTGGGCCATCGGGTTCTGGCCAATCTGACCCATGATCATCGGATCCTGCATCATCGAAGTGTGAACCGCAATGTGCGCCGCATGGTCTTGATAGATAAACGCCTTGGTCGGCTTGCCTGTCAAGAACGCCATGTTTTCGCTCACCGGGTCGCGTGGCTTCATGTCATCTTCAATCGGCACGAGCTTGTCTGCGTTCTTGATGCCCAGCACCTCGATCATTTGACGGTGCAACTGGGGCAAGTCGTAAATCTGCGGAGCTTGCTGCGCCAATTGGATCACAGCCTGATACTGCATGATCCTCTGCGCCATTGTGGCGCTGTTGGGATCGGACACAGGGATAACTTCCACCATGTCATAGTCAGACTGCTTGGCCCGGCGGTTACCACTCTCAGGGTCATAGCCATACTCGGTCGGAGCATGGTCACGAATAATGTCCCGCAGCAGCTTGAACTCTTGGCGCATCGAATAATGCACCCGAGCCTGCACAGCAGACATCGTTTTGAGCTGCCGCTCCAGCAACGCCAGCGTTGTGCCCACCGGAGCGTTGGCGCTCATGTCGCTGATCTTCATGTCAGCGATAGAACCCAGCCTTCTGCCCTCTTCAGTGATCTTTTCAAGCAGCCCAGCAAGAACTTGGCTCGGCTCCTTGTACGGCAGAGGCATGATGTTGTCACGCACACTACCCGATGGCACGTCTACATCACGGAACTCACCCGGAGCGATCGGCGTATCGTCACCTTTAATCCGCAAACCACGTGATTTCAGACCGCCGGGCAGGTTCGACAGCGTGCCAGCGTCAACAAGCTGCCGAATAATCGAAGTTCCAGCCCTCGCATACCCACCAATCAGGTGGATATAGCCAAATCCATAGGGGCCAAAGCCCGGCACATAGCAGTAATCGACATAATGCTGCCGCTTTAACCGCTTTTCGTCCGTTTCCTTCCAGTTTCTGTAGATCGACAGCACCCTGTTGGTGGTTTTGTCCACAGAAATGATGTACGGCAAGGCAATTCCGTCCTTGTCTTCAAAACCGGGCAGGTCCCACTCAACGTTAGCCTCAAAAATCGTGTACCTGTTGTCCTCGTTGAGGCTGTAACCTTGCTCTTCGGCCTTCTTTTTCTCAATGTCAGAGTGAAAAGTGACCGGCTCACCAAGATCAACATCACGATAGAAGCCATCAACCTGCAGTTTCTTAATGTCATTCTTGGTCTTGCGCATGATGTGCGTCACACGCTCAGCCGTCCTTGCGCTCGATGCGCCATAAGGAATGATGATCTCTTCGGCCGGGATGAAAATCGCCACCTGACGGCCAAGGTTTGGATCGAAATACACCTTCTTAAAGGCCGATCCAGCAAGGCCAAGGTTGAAAAGCATCCGCTCATGCTCGGGCCGGTACTCAGGCATCTCCTCAGTAAGCTGGTAATTCATGTCATCCTTGACACGCTCAGCAGCTTCTTCCTTGAGTTTGCTAATCGCCCCAACAATCTCCGTCTTCACAGGACCGCCAGCAGGGAAAGTCTCAATGATGGTCTCACTCTGAAACCTCACCGCCGCCTCAGTCAGCAGCGTAGAGAACACACCACAAGCCCCATCCCACGGCTCAGTGCGCTCCTCATAGCGCATCCCCAAAACTTCCAAGCCCTTGACATACATCTCAACCCAGTCGCGGCGACTGTTAACGTCAGCCTCCACCAACTCCACAATCTCGTTGGCAATAGACTGCAAAGCACTCTCGTCAAGATGCTCGGCCAAGTTCGCATCAAATGGAATATCCTGCGGAACCTCAGCGCCGGGCATCAAATCAATCACCATCCCATCAATGCCAATCTGAACATCGTCCGGGTTCTCAATCATGATCTCAATGGCAGGCGTGTCATCCTGAACCATGTTCTCCAGATCAAGACCAAGTGGAGCACCGCCAATACCGGGAACCATGCTGCTCGTTGCCATATCGCATCCTTAATAAAATGCGGCCTTACGCCGAAAGGACAGGGGCTCGTCCTGTTCGTCAGATTCTAGTCTCAACAAGCCGCCTTGTCGAAACCTGAGCATCGCCTGCACCGCCGTGTCCGTCAAGTCATCATGCGCCGCATTCGGAAAAGCAGCCATCTGATCAATCAACTCCCTCGCCCACCTCGTGTCCGGCGCCCACACCACGCCAGACTTAAATATGTCCGACACAGAATTCAAACGGGAAATCTTGTCGTTAGACTGCTTGGCCGTCCCACGAACCGGCGTGTACTCGCTCACCGGTATCCCCGCCTGCCTTAACTCATAAACCAACGGCGCACCAGCAGCCTTCGCCTCAATAATACAAGTGTCAGGTTGCCACTCCATATACATAGACTTGGCCTTCTCCTTCAACTCCGGAAACTCCATCCTCTTCTGAAAAGCATCAAGCAAAATAATGTTCGGCGCCCGCCTGTCCTCATCCAAATAAAAAATCCCCCAAGTCGTACACGCAGAAAAGTCCGACCGCTCATTCTTCGTATAAGCCGTGTCCCAACTCTGAATAATGTACTCACACGGCGGCGGATCCTCCTTCTCCCACACCTTCCACCAGTCCCGCTTGACAATCGCGCCCTCCTCACCCGTAGGCTGCTGCTGGTACTGAGCATTCCACTTGTTGGCCGGCAACTCCTCCCTGAGCGCCTCCAACTCCTTCAAAGACCAAAACTCCGGCCACAACGGACGGCCAGAGGGCATGATCGCCGGCAACTCCACAACCTCCCACTCATCGAGCCGATCCCTCTCGGCCGCATCCTTCAAAACCCGCCCAATCAAATCCCGCTCAGACCACCTCGTCGCAATAATCACAATCGCCCCATTAGGCTGCAACCGCTGCCTCGGCCCAGACGTATACCACTCATACGACTTGTCATACACACTCGGATCATGCGCCGCCAGCGCAGCCTCCTGCTCCGTGTGCGGATCATCAATCACCACCAAATCCGCCCCACGACCCGTCATCGTTCCGCCCACACCAATAGCAAAATACTCCCCATCATGGTTCGTACTCCACCGACCAGCCGCCTTCGAATCCTGCCTCAAAGATACATTCGGAAACACCTGCGCATACTGCTCAGACATCACCAAATTCCTCACCTTACGACCAAACCCAACCGCCAACTCCCCAGTGTTGGACGACTGCATCACCTTCTTGCCCGGAAACTTCCCCAAAAACCACGCCGGAAATAAATAAGACCCAAACTCACTCTTCGTGTGCCGCGGCGGCAACGAAATCGCCAACCTCTTTAACCTCCCAGCCGCTATGTCCTCAAACTTCTTGGCCAACACCGCATGATGCCTCCCATGCACAAAACCCGGCCACATCTTCCTCACAAACGCCATAAACGACGCCTGCCCAACCTCCCTGTCCCTCGCATACCGATACTCCCCCACCTGCTCCAAAAACCTCTCCCTCTCATGCACAGGCAAAGAATCAATCAACTTGTCCAAATCCATCTCATATCTCCATCTCTACCTAACACATAACATTGTGGATAAACCTGTGCAAAACTTTTTCAGGCAATCAAAACGCTTTGATTGAGCCCTCCTAAAAGTTCTCGTTTCGGAAAGCCAAACTAACGCCAAAGTTATGGGTTTTGAAAAGTGCTTTTTTGCTTAAAAAATAAGCATGGGGCCGAAGCAGTTTAGGTACCATCACCCGGGGGGTCTTCCTGTGGAGAGGGGGTGGGGTCCAGTTCCGACAAAACTTCTGATCGTTCGGGCGGGATAGTATGCGATTCTGCGCCGGGTCCCTCGCTGTCTCCTTGGGGGGTGCCCACCGGGTGGGGTGCAAGCTCGGCCAGCAGTGAGTCGGCATCGTGCGCGGTCACGTCCACGGCCTCGGCCTTCATGAGTGCGCGCAGTTCTTCCATGATGCGCGCGCGGGCGTCTTCGCTGGATTGAATGTGCCGGGTTTCTTTGCGTTCGGTGAATGCCGCGACCTCAGTCACGGTCCCCAGCGTCTTGAGCGCCTGCAGCCGGGTTGACTCTTTGACGTTCGGATCGGTGGCCATTTCGACCAATGAATGAACGACGAGGGCGCGGAGGGCTGCTGGGCTTTTTATATGTTCCGCAGCTTGTGCGCGCTCAATTGCTGCAATTTCTTGTGCTACCCGTGGGGACGATGCGAGCTTGTAGGGTTCGCTCGCAAGGGTTTGCTGGCTTGTGACGTTGTAGGCTTTTCGGTAGGCGTCGGCTTTTGTGAGCCCTTCGATAGCCACCGCCCGCGCAAACTTCTTTTGCTTTGCAGTAAGGGCTTGCCGGCCGCGAACGGCTTTTTTTGGAAACAGTGCAAGATCGGGGGCTTTCTCGATATCTTCTGGGCGCATGTATCACCTTTAGGGGATGGTTACAGATGGGAAGATGATACAGAGCCGCTGCGCTTCGCGCAAACCGGGCCAGCCGCCGGGTGATTGTCTCAGACTATCGAGCCCGCGTTTTCGATTAAAAAATATTCGCTGCAAAAGGCCTTCGCAAGGCCTGCAAAAACCACGAAAATATACAACAGGCAGCAACGCCTACAACCTACCACACAGGAGCAAACGCAAATGACCAAGGACTACAGAATCACGCTAGAAGACGACGCCGGCAGGACTTGCAGCCTCAGCATTAACGGAGACAGCATAGACGAGGCAATCAAAGCAGGTTGCCCACTGGATATAGCAATGGAACAGGCCGAAAACAACGCAGCAGAAAACGCAATCGCCCGAGGCGATATTGGCGCAACTTGCTTCTTGGTTTCCACCACTTTTGCCAACGATAACCCACAGGAACCAACGCCATGAAGCAATACACATACGAAGCAACGAACCGCCGCACCGGCCGCGTCGAGCACATCCGCGCAACCGCCAGCACGCCGGACATCGCCCGCGCCGCCATCGTTGACTACTACGGCGAGCAATTCGACATTGCCGAACTGTTCGCCGACATTGACCCGCCGCACCACACGCTGGGCGAGATTGACTGCACCGCATAAAGGAGACCACACCATGACCACCGCAGACCGTATCCGCACCGCAGCCGCCCGCATCGCCGGGTATACCGTGCAGGGCGCCGGGTTTACCGCCCGGCATCACACACTCACCCTACGCGCCGCCCTTAGCTGGGCCGCGTGCTATCCGGCCGCAACCATAACCCGCCGCGGTCAATTCATCGCCAGCAAAAAAACCAAGTAAAGGACCCCGAACCATGAACAACGCCGATTTTCACGATTTCGCCCGCGCAATCCTCAGCGCACCGCCCGCCCGCAC